TACCGCATCGGCACCGGCAACTGGTCTGCTAATCAATGGTCAGATACATCAGGGGGCACTGTCAACACAGACTACTTCCCACTGGCGCAGGACACCGCTGTCTTTGACCAGAACACCACTGCTGGTACACATACGATGGACAATGTTGTGCCTTATACAGGTACGGTGGATATGTCTGCAAGAACGTCAGCGATGACGCTGAGTGTTGGAGCGTTCGCGATTTACGGTGATTGGACAAACGGCTCTGGCACAACACTGTCTAACTCAAGTACGCTGACGTTTTCAGGCAGAAATACACAGACTATCACCAGCGCAGGCAAGACGTTTACTGGTGGCATTACCGTTGACTCCTACGGCGGCTCCGTCGAACTCGCTGATGCCCTCAACATCGGCAGCAACACCCTCACCGTCACCAACGGCACCTTCGACACCAAGAATTACAACATTACGATTGGCAATCTTTCATCCAGTAATAGCAACGTCCGAGAGATTAAATTAGGAAGCAGTAATGTGTCGTCAAGCGGAGGCACGGCGATTGGGTTCGCAACTTCTACAAATCTAACATTTAATGCCGGCACGTCCCAGATAAATATTACAACTAATCCAGGATTAAGTATCAACGCAAACGGTATATCTTTTTATGATGTTTCGTTTACTGGTACTGGTGGCACAAGTGCAATCGCAATAAACCTTACAGACTGTCAATTTAGAAATCTTACGTTTACGGCCACTGCCTCCACAGGTCTGCGTATAGTTCAATTTACTGGAAACAATACTATTACTGGAACATTAACTTGCTCCGGCGCAACCCCTATACGCCGTATTTTTCTTCAATCAACCGCTCTTGGCACCCAACGCACCCTCAGCGTAGGCACGCTCAGTGCAGACGACTGCGACTTCAGAGACGTCGCCATTACAGGGACTGCTGCCGGGTCTTCTCCGACCCGTGCAGGCGACTGCGGCGGCAACAGCGGCATCACCTTCCCTGCTGCAAAAACAGTCTATTGGAACCTCGCAGGGGCTCAGAACTGGTCTGCAACGGCTTGGGCACCGTCCTCTGGTGGCACGCCTGACATCAACAACTTCCCGCTGGCGCAGGATACGGCGGTGTTTGACAACACTGGCTCCATAGGAACGGTGACGATTGATCAGGCGTGGAACATCGGCACGTTTGATGCTTCTGGCCGCAGCACGGCGTGGACGTTTTCTGCGGGAACAGGTGCTCCACCTATTTATGGCGACTGGAAATTTGGCACCGGGGTGACGTCAAGTAGTACTACAGGAACGATCACGTTTGCCGGGCGTGGAACAAAGGCAATTACAAGCGCCGGAAAAAGCTTCAATTGCAACATAACGGTTGATTGCGCTACAGGTACAGTGCAGCTTGTAGATGCTATTAGTACAAACTCCTCTCGTAACTTCATTCTTACGTCAGGAACATTTAACGCAGTATCTTATAATGTAACTGCAGGAACTGTTAATATTTCTGGTACTACAGCAAGAACTCTTAAGATGGGATCTGGAACATGGTCTCTTAGCAGTGCCACATCAAATGTTACGCACTGGGACGCAACAACCACAACAAATTTGACGTTCTATAAAGGTACCGCGAATATTATTCAAGGAAATAATAACAATAACACTCGCACATTTGCTGGTGGCGGTCTATCCTATAATAAATTTACTTTTGCTGGAGCGCAAACAAACACTACTACCTTTACCGGCGACAACCAATTTACAGAATTTGCTTCAACCAAAACTGTTGCGTTTACGATTGCACTTGGAACTACAACCCAAACCTTCGGCAAATGGACAATTACAGGCACAGCAGGCAACGTCGTCACCCTCACCGGCACTGGCACCAGCCACATCCTCGCAGGAGCCTGCACCAGCGGTATTGACTACCTTGCTATGGGCTCCATTGGCTTTGCTGCCACAAGCCCTGGCGAGTTCTACGCAGGAGCCAACAGCACTGGCACAGCAGGCGTTCCTGTTTACCTCACAGCCAAGCCTGCTGACAGCACGCGCTATTGGGTTGGTGGTACAGGCAACTGGAGCGACACAACGCGATGGTCTACGTCGTCTGGCGGCGCTTCTGGAGCCTCTGTGCCACGCAGCCATGATGATGTTGTCTTCGATTCCGCTTCCAATGCCACAGCCTACACGGCCACGGTGAATGCTGTCACTGGCGGCATTAGGATGAAGGCGTTGACCATTGCTGGTCCTGCGTCTGGAAATGTGACGCTGGCTGGTTCTACGGCGATGGGTGGTATTCACGGCAACGTGACGCTGCCTGCGACGGGGCTGACGCGGACGTATACGGGCTCTGTCGTGTTGTCTAGCAATTCAACGGGGTTGACGTTTACGACTAATGGGGTGACGCTGGCAAGTACCATCACGGTGAATGGTGTTGATTGTGGGTGGAGTCTTGGAAGTGCTTTAGACGCAGGGAGCACTGGATTCACCATCACAAACGGATCTTTTTCTTGCTCAACTTATAATTTAACAGCAAGCCAAGTTGCATCAGATAACTTAAATACCAGAACTGTAAATTTCGGGTCCGGTACTATTACACTTTCTGGATCTTCTCCTGTGTCTTTTGGAACAACAGAAACTGCTAGAGCAAACTTGACAATAACTGCGGGAACCGCGCAGCTTAATTTCACTTCAGCAAATCCTTCACCGTTTGGCAACAACCAAACCTTCTACAACGTCAGCTTCACCAGCACCAGCGCAGGCACCGTCACCATCAACGGCACCAACAGCTTCAACAACCTGTCCTTTACCGGCATCACCTCTGCTGGCCTGAAGGTCATCTCCCTCACCACCAACCAAACCGTCACCGGCACGCTCACCTTCTCCGCTGGCACCAACGCCACCATGCGGCACTTCTGCCGCAGCGACACCATCGGCACCACCCGCACCATTACGGCCGCTGCTGTGAGCATGACCGACGTTGACTTCCGTGACATCACCATTGCCGGTGCTGCGGCTCCTGCCTCTGGTACGCGCATTGGCGACTGCAAAGGCAACAGCGGCATCACCTTCGACGCTGCTGCCAACAAATATTGGAACCTTGCTGCTGGCGGCAACTGGGGTGGTGCCATTGCATGGGCCACCAGCAGCGGGGGCACGCCCGCCATCAACAACTTCCCATTGGCGCAGGACACCTGTTTCTTTGAAGCCACCGGCCTCAACAGCGGTGCCACCGTCACCGTCAACCAGAGCTACAACATCGGCACCATCGACATGTCGGCTAGGACGGCTAACACGATGACGCTGGCGACGGGGTCGCAGACGCCTGCTATCTATGGCAACTGGATCAATGGGACTGGGACGACGTTAACAGGCACAAACAATATAACCTTCGCTGGTCGCAGTAGCCAGACCATTACCAGCGCGGGAAAGACGTTTGGACAAGCCTTTACTATTGACTCTCCGTCTGGATCATTGGCGCTCAATGATGCGATGTCCTGCGCTGCGCTAACTCTAACCTCTGGTACGCTAGATGCGGTTTCATATAACGTCACATCTACAAACAATATCAGCGCGGCCAATTCAAATGTAAGAACTATTGCCATAGGGTCTGGTACTTGGACTATGCAGGGATCTGGTACGCCGTGGTCTACCGCCACCTCCACCAACCTCACCGTCACCGGCACCGGCACCATCAGCCTCACTTCAGCATCTGCCAAAACCTTTGCTGGCGGCGGCGTAGCCTACACCGACATTACCCTAAACCAAGGCGGTAACGGCACGCTCACCATCAGCGGCAACAACACCTTCAAGACCATCAGCAGCACTGCCGCCGGTGCCAACACCATCAACATGGGCACCACCACACAGCGCGTCACAACGTCGTGGACAGCCTCTGGCAGCGCTGGCAACATCCTCACCGTCCAAGGCACATCAGCAACTTCGCCTTGCACCTTGGTCTTCACAGGCAGCGGACAAGCTGCTGATGTTGACTACCTAGCCATTACAGGCGTTAGAGCCTATCCGCTATGACTTGGTACGCAGGTAATAACTCCACCAACAACGGGTCGTTGGGGTGGATATTTGCGCCCGGCGGAGTTGTTTACGAAATAGATGCAGAATCTGGCTCGTACGCGATTACCGGCCAAGCAGCAACGTTTGTAGTTGAGGCAAGTTTTGACGCTGCTGCAGGCTCTTACGTTGTCAGCGGTCAAACGGCAACACTGTCGGCAAACCGACAGGTCAACGCTGAAGTTGGTTTGTACGCGCTTGCCGGTCAGGCGGCAACGCTTCTTGCTGACAGAACAATAGCGACAGATGCCGGCATCTACAATGTGTCTGGGCAAGCAGCAACGCTGGATCTTGAACGCGTATTCAATGCTCAAGTCGGAAGTTACGCAGTTGCCGGCCAAGACGCTGAGTTTGCAAAAACTGCCGTAATTTTTGCCGAAGCTGGGGTGTACGCGATTGCTGGGCAACCAGCAACGTTTGCAATAATTCTTGAGTACCCGTTGCCCGAGGACGTCAGAAGCGGTGTACAGTACGGCCCTGGTGGCATTTACGTCGGCACCATGCCGCCGAATTCCAGGGTGCCAATCCGGTCTTTCACTGGGAGTTTCTAAATGTCCATGAACCTCAAGGCCATTACCACGCGGCTGGGTTACGAACAGATCACCGGCCTAAGTTCCGCCAAGAGCCTCACCGTTCCGACCAGAGACGTGAACGGTCTGTCATGCAAGCCGTCCATAGCTCTGATTGTTGCAGAATCAGCAGCCGTTCGTTGGCGAGACGACGGCGTTGCGCCCACCGCATCTGTTGGGATGCCGTTGGCAGCAGGTGTGACTTTGCAATACGACGGCGACCTGACATACATTCAGTTCATTGAGCAAAGCGGAAGCTCCAAACTCAACGTAAGCTATTACGCTTAAGGACAGCGCCATGAACGTTTTTGGCGATTTTGGTCAGATTGACACTGACAAGTTCCTTGACTACATCGCCAGGCAGCTGCCGGCAGATGTGGCCACGCTGGTGCAAGCGCGGGATGAGATTGCACTTCGTCAAGGCGCGTTGACCGCTGTGCAAGACGCAACAAAATTGCGCGCCGACGCCAAGGCGGAGCTGGACGCAGCCAAAAAAGACGCAGCCGTCTTGGTTGCGGAAGCGCAGCGCAAACTGGAAGAAAACAAGCTGTTGCAAGATGAGCTAAATGCCAACTTGCAGGCTTATGATCTTCAAGCCGAATCGTTCAAACGCGACTCAACCGCCAAATGGTCTGAGCTTGCCGCTAGAGAAAAAGCGGTTGCTATCAAAGAAGCAGACGTTGCTTCACGCGAAGAAAAGATGCGTTTTGCGCAAGATGATTTGCAAGCAGAGCGCGAGCGACTTGATGCCCGAATCAAGGCGTTTCAAGACAAAGTTGCATCGCTCAGTATTTAATGCGGTACACTGCCGCTGTACCGGCCCGTTGACCGGGGATTCCACGGAATCAAATGGACGCAGATCAACTGCCCGTAGCGGACACCGCGCCAGCGGAAACCGTGCAAGCGCCCGAGGTGACGGCCACCCCGGATGTCGCTACTGATGCGCCGGCTGAACAGTCAAAGACTTTTTCGCAAGAGGAAGTCGACGCACTGATCACCAAGCGGCTCGCAAAAGAGCAGCGCAAGTGGGAAAGGAAGCTCACGCAACCTGCCCAGCAAGTCAAACCCGTTTCCGCCCCCGCACCCACTGCGGATCAGTTTGCCAACGTCGACGAGTACGCGCAAGCGCTCGCCGAACGCAAGGCGCAAGAACTGGTTCAGCAGCGTGAGCAGCGGCAGCAACAGGAAGCCCTGCTGGAAGGCTATCAGGAGCGCGAAGAAGCGGCCCGGGAAAAGTACGACGACTTCGAGCAAGTCGCGCTGAACCCGAAGCTGCCGATCACGACTCTGATGGCGCAGACCATCCAAGCCTCTGACGTGGGGCCGGATGTTGCGTACTACCTCGGGAGCAATCCCAAGGAAGCGGAGCGGATTTCTCGGCTGCCGGCTTATTTGCAGGCCAAGGAAATCGGTAGGATCGAAGCCAAAGTGCAGTCGAGCCCGCCGGCAAAGAAAACCTCTGCGGCCCCCACGCCTATTACGCCCGTTACCGCTAGGTCTGCGTCTACGACGTACGACACCACTGATCCGAGGTCTGTGAAACACATGACCACGAGCCAGTGGATCGAGGCCGAACGCGCACGACAGGTGCGGAATGCCAAGAATCGCGCTAGTTAACCGTTAAAGGAATCAGTCATGGCTCAAAGTCTGTTGACCATCGACATGATCACCAACAAGGCGTTGGAGATCCTGGAGAACAATCTGGTCATCACCCGCAACGTGAATCGTCAGTACGACGATTCGTTCGCCGTCGAAGGCGCCAAGATCGGCGACACGCTGCGCATCCGCCTGCCGGATCGCGCGCTGGTCACCGACGGTGCTGCGCTGCAAGTGCAAGAGGTGCAGCAGCAGTTCACCACGCTGACGATCGCTTCGCAGAAGCACATCGGCGTCAACTTCACCTCTGCCGAAATGGCCCTGTCGCTGGACGACTTCGCTGATCGCGTGCTCAAGCCCCGGGTTTCGCAACTCGCGGCCAGCATCGACGCCGATGTCGCCAATTCGTACAAGGACATCTTCCAGTCTGTCGGCACCCCTGGCACGACGCCGTCCACCTCGCTGGTGCTGCTGCAAGCGCAGCAGAAGCTGAACGAGGCTGCTGCTGTCATGTCGCCGCGCTACGCCACGGTCAATCCGGCGGCCAACGCGGGTTTGGTGGAAGGCATGAAGGGCCTGTTCAACCCGACCAGCACGATCTCGCGCCAGTTCAAGAACGGCATGATGGGCGAAGGCATCCTCGGCTACGAGGAGATCAACATGTCGCAGTCCATCAAGGTGCACACCACCGGCTCGGCCTCGCGTTCGGACACCCCGATCGTGAAGACCACGTTGGCCAACGGTGCGACCACGCTGACGCTGGACAACGTGACCGACGGCAACACGCTGGTCCCGGGCGACGTGTTCACCATTGCTGGTGTGTTTGCGGTCAACCCGCAGACCCGCGAGTCCACCGGCTCGCTGCAGCAGTTCGTGGTGCAGAACACGGTCACCTCGGCTTCCACCGAGTTTTTGAACGTGGAGTTCCTGCCGGCCGTGTACGCGCCTACGCAAGCCTTGGCTACGGTCAGCAAGCTGCCGACCGCCAGCGATGTCGTCACCTTCCTGGGTGCGGCTTCGACGGGCTATCCGCAGAACTTGGTCTACCACAAGGACGCGATCACGTTCGCCACCGCTGACCTGATGCTGCCGCAAGGCGTCGACATGGCTAGCCGGAAGGTCCACAACGGGATCTCGATGCGAATCGTGCGCCAGTACGACATCAACAACGACCGGATGCCGTGCCGGATTGACGTGCTGTACGGGTACAGCGTCATCCGCCCGCAGATGGCCGTTCGCATGTGGGGGTGATGAAAGTGCCGAACACCAAAGCAATTGGTGTGGCATTCGAGGATCCGCAACTCGACGGTGCAATCATCGGCAAGTCCGGTGGCACCGTCGGGTTCTACGGAACCACGCCTGTCACGCAGCGCTCCAGCGCAGCCCAAGCAACGTCCGCCGTTGGCACTGCCAGCAGCGCGGACGTAACGACTGCCCTCAAGGCGGCCGTCATCGAGATCATGAACACGCTGCAGGCCATCGGTCTGTGGAAGGGTGGCGCATAAGCGCCAGAAAGGAACATCATGTCCAACGCGAACTTTGAAGCGCCCAAGATTGGCGACGGCCAGCAGATGGGCGATGGCAACGTCGAGGAAACCCTCAACGTCGGCCGCAGCGGCCAACCCGTGCAGATGCAGCCCTCGGCTACCGGCAAGGTCGGCTTTTACGGCACGACGCCAATCACGCAGCGCACCGCTGCCGTGGCCACCTCGGCTGTCGGCACCGCGTCGTCTGCTGATGTCACCACGACGCTGAAGGCTGCCGTGATCGACATCATGAACACGCTGGACGCTCTCGGCCTGGCCAAGGCCGCGTGATCAAGGTGCTTCATGCGGGATGCGGTA